CATACATTTAGGACTTCGGTCCTCGTGTGTGTGTGTTGAAAACAACCTACCATGTTTGGTAAAGTTGTTTATGCTTCACGGGCCATCGTTAGCACCGTGATAGCTTGATGAACGACACTTGCGGAGTTACGTAAGTGCGATTCAAAGAATTGCTGATTACATGAGTTTTCAGCAACAACTCTAACACTTGCATTAAGCAAGTGAAGGAGTATCTTCGTCAGAGGGTCTCCCATTAGGATCCCTTGATGAAGGCGTATCCTCCTCCGGAATATATTTTCAGATACCGGTGAGGGTTCTCCGACTTTATTTAGCGGCCCATTAGCCGTAAAATAAACCCAGCGTGGGCATAAGCACAGTCTGTGCACAAATCCCACCAAAGCTTTAGGTAGACCAACTCGTCTCATCCATGAGCTTGCAAGTATATTTCCAACTTCATGATGGAAATAATCTGTAGCCATCTTATAGTCAGTTGAACTGCTATAGATGTCCTTATATTTAATATCAACCCGACAATTTTTGTCTTCGTCGGTGTTGACACTTTCGACAACGTCAAAGAAAGTTTTGACATGGTCCGTCTCATAGAACGCTTTGAAAGTGTTCCATGCATGATGGGCAGCTATCATCCCAGATGATGAGCTTCTCATTCCCTTTGCCATAGGCCATGAGCAAAGGTGATTTATAACGTCAAGCACTATTTTCATACATGCTCGACCTTTAGTTACTGTACGAGCTTTACCAGGCTCTACAGCTTGTGCAAGCATCACTGAGTTTAATTCATCAGGATCCATGCTAAGACATACTTTCCAGGAAGCCCAGAAAATGTATGTCCCCATTGAGATGTCGTCTGGTGATACATACCAGTGCTCCATCGTATTCAGGTCATACATAGGAATATGATCACCTGATTTATATCCGAGGATGATATCTTTGATAGCTTCCACGGTTCCATCTTCTGCTCGGGTTTTCTCCCAGCAGGAGTTGCTACTAGCAGTTACAGCGGCTTTTGTTGCCAATCCTGTAACGGCTTCGTCAGGTAGTTCAGAACATATTTTCTCAACTGCCACATGAATTATCTGAGGCACACCAGGTTTGAGTGCATCAGGTTTCACATTGAAAGCCAGTAAAGTTTTCATTTTGGATTTCAATTGCACGAATTTGGGCGGCTGCCCAGCACATCGTGTTTGGCACAGGTAACTTATTGCATTTGCTTGTTTGCCACCCGGCTTAAAGTTGGAGACATGTCTCACAACCTTATGAAATGAACTGAGCCACCCATAGGGTGCTTGCTCAGGCCATTCTGGATTTCCTTGCTTTACCGATTGACTGTGAAGGTATAGCTTGGCAGACTTCTTATAATCTTTAAGATTTTCATAAGAAGTTTTAGTAGACAGAATTGAGGTACCTAGTCCCTCTGATAGAACTCTGTCGAAGAACTCATCTCCTATTAAGTGAGAGATTGAGTTAATAGTAAAGAGGTCGTATTTCGTCCAGTTCCATACTTCCTCGGGAAAAGCGATATATCTAGAAGTAAATATACCGTCTACAGTTTTGAGTAACTCAATGAATCGTTGAGCCCTCATTGTTTTATCTGCGAGGATTCCAGGATCCTCAAAGATTACACCTAAGTCCGGAAGTTTTCTTTTCTCCCAGACTGGGTCATTATCTCCTCTTAAAAGTGCTTTTATGCGCTTCCATAGGAGTTTGGCAAAAGAAGACAGTTGTTGCGAAACAACTTCGTGATCGCCATTTATTTCACCATTAGCATCATAAATGAAGCTATCGTGAATTGGCCCGCGTTTCTTAATCAGTTGATTAAGCGCAAAGCCC